TATATTATATTAATAATATATAGAAAGGAAAATAAAATGGAAGTAGATAAAGTTCAAAATACAGATATAGATTTAAATGAAGATATAACATATTTGTTAGATTATCCTTATTTTGTGTTATCAAATAAAACAAATGGTACTGTTTTTAGAAGAGAAGTTTTAGAGATTGAAAAATATTATAAAACATACAAAAAGGGTGCTAGGTTCTTTACGGAAGGAAGTGCTGGTGATTATGTTCCATCACAAGTAAGATTTAAGAACATTAAAACATTAATCAATAAAGAAGCAAGGTTTATGTTTTCACAAGCGCCAGATATTAATATACAAGGAACAACAGTTGAAGATGCAGAAAAAGAACAAGTAGAACAGTTACAAACGTTAGTTGACAAGGTTCTTGAAAGAAATCATTTTCAGAAATTATTATTACAAAGTGCGAAGGATTGTTTCATTGGAAAAAGAATTGCCTGTCTTGTTGATTTTTCAGAAGAAAGTGGCGTGTTGTTACATTTTTATAATAGTAAACAATTCTATTATGAAAAAGAATACGGTTCTGAAAAGATTGTTCGTTTTGTAGGTTTTGAAAACATTGAGGAAGGAGAAAACAATAACAGAAAATATCTGATTAATGATTATCGGTTAGAAAACGGTGTTGTATATATGAGCCTAATTCTGTATGACAAAAGTGGCAATGTGTTACAGACTGTTATTTCAGATACAGCAACAGAGTTAAATAGAATCCCTGTAAGTATTATTTTTAACACTGGTACACTGGACGACAAAAGAGGTGTTTCGGAAGTGTCAGACTTATGGGATGAAGAAGCATTATATAGCAAAATGTCAAATGGTGATGTTGATAGCGTTAGAAAAGGAATGAATCCTATCCGCTATGTTGTTGATATGAATAGCCAGACAACGAAAAATTTAAGTTCTGGCGCAGGTGCTTTTTGGGATTTAAAATCAGAACAGAACCAAAATGAAGCGCATCCGTTAGTTGGAACATTAGCCCCTGCATTAAATCATACAGAGCCGACAAAGGCTATTTTGGAACGTATTAAATCCGATATGTATGGACAGTTGGAAATTCCAAACATTTCAGAGGAAACAATGGTCGGAACAATCACAAGTGGTAAGGCATTAAAAGCCCTGTATTATCCGTTACAGGTTCGATGTGATGAAAAAATGATAACATGGAAACCTTGTCTGATTGATATTGTAAAAAACATTATTGATATTGCATTGTTAAACGTTGATATTGTGAAAGGTATTTATCCACTTGCAGATTTAAAGGAAATACAATATAATGTTGTAATACAAGAGCATTATGCACTGGCAGAAGATGAACAGGAAGAAAAGGCGACAGACCTTTCTGAGATTGCTTCAAATACACGAAGTAGAAAGTCATATATGAAAAAATGGCGTCCAGAGTTGACAGATGAACAAATCAATGAAGAATTGTTGCAAATTGCTATGGAATTGAATATGTTTGACACGATGGCAGTCAATACACAAGTACAAACAGAATTGGATAATGTTTCAACTCAATATGAAGTTGACAAAAATACTGAGGATGTTGAAACAGAACAAAAAGCGGAAAAACAAACAGCAACAACAGGACAGGATAATAAAAGTGATGTAGAAGAAATTTAAAAATATTTTTCAAAAAAGTGTTGACTTTTATTTGTGTTTGGTGTATTATAATACTTGTAAGGAACAAGAAAACAAAACATCAAACAAGAATGAAGGAGAAAACAAAAATGAAAGAATACAAAGTAAGATATATGTGGAATGGTAAAATATTTGCTGAACCAGTTATGGGAACATCATTATGGGATGCGACAATTACATTTATAGAACAACTTTACGCTGATACAAACAGCTGGGAAAGATGCAAAGCTGGATTCAGAATTTGTAACGAATAAGGAAGTGAGAACAATAGCAAAAACAAGCAGGTGGAGATTTCAGAACGCAGAGGAAGTGCGACAGCAAATATCCACTACTCAATTAAAACAAATAAAAAAAATGTATGAGCAACTTGCACAAGAAGTAACAAAGCAGGTTGCAAAAAACAAGTTAGATGCACAGCGTTTGACATTGTTACAAAGAGATATCAACAACAGAATAAAACAATTGAATTCTGATATACAGAATCAAGTTGTTAGAGATATTAGAACTGTAAGCAATGCAGTAGTTGAAGATGTAAGGGACTACTTGAAACAAGCAGGTTTTAAAGACAGTGATATACAAGAAGCATTTTTTTATGTACCAGAAATGATAGTACAAAATATTATAACTGATGCAATATATCAAAAGGGTTGGACATTATCAAGTGCAATATGGGGATATAATAGAAAAATACAAAATACGATTTCTCAAATTGTTTCCAATGGTACGATGGCTCAAAAGTCAGCGTATGAAATTGCAAAAGATATTGAAAGTTATGTATTGCCAACCGCAAACAAAAAGGCAAGAACAATAACAAGCTGGAGGAAAGCAAGACAAACTGATGTAGATGCTAAACGTGCAAAATATGTTGGTGAAGTTATACAAGACAAATATTATCCTGGTGGAAATATTGACTACAATGCATTAAGGCTTGCAAGGACAATGGTTAGTCATGCATATCAACAAACATTTGCGAACACAAACAAAAACAATCCGTTTGTAATTGGTTATAGGTGGATAAATTCAAACTTTCACGGTAGGGTATGTGAAGTATGTAAGGAATATGCAACAACAGACCACCATGGTTTAGGAGTCGGAATATTTCCAAAAGATGATTTTCCATTAGACCATCCCAACGGTATGTGTACTTTTGAAGCTGTTATGTCAGATGATATGGACACAATAGCTGACAGGATTGGATTGTGGTATCAATCCCCATCTGGAACATTTCCAGAGATTGATAGATACGCACAAGATTTTGTAGACTAGAATACAAGGAGAAACAGAGAACATGGAAGAAATTAAAGTGGAACGAATTTGTTTGAAATGTGGAGAGGTAAATGAAGTGTCAGCAGAAAACATGAAAAAAGCTGATACATGGACAGAGGATGGTGAGTATTTAAGAATTTGCTATGTTTCGTGTAGCAGGTGCAAAGAAAAGATTTTTTTGCAGGTTGATAACATGGAAACAATTAATGAGTTCAAAGAATTAAGAGATTTGACCATCAAAGTCGCACGAATGAGATTAAAAGGGCAGACAGTAGGAAAGAAAATGTTTAGGAAAAAAGATAGGCTTTCAAAAGATTTGCGAGTGAAGCGGATGCAATTGGAAGAAGTCAACAATGGAAAAATTTTGTATGATAAAAATAAAAAAGTTTTTACAAATTGCTTGACATTTCCGAAAGTTGGTGATATAATTGAAGATAAGATGTGATAGGTGTGGTTATAACATGCCGATTGCATCAGCATTGAAACAGGAAACAAAAGTTACAAGTAATGGTGAAAGTATAACAAAAATTTTCCTTCGCTGTAACTTTTGTTCGTCTGTATATACAGTGTGTTATGACAACACAAAAACAAACATTTTAAAACAAACAATAAAAACAAGAGTTGAAGAATTGAATAAAATTATAATCCCAGAACAGCGGGTGAAGAAAATGAAACAAATTGAGAAATTACAGCAGATGTTAGAAAAAGAAAACAACAGATTGTGTATTATGTACGAAGAATCTGAATTAAAAAAAAAAAGGAGTAATTGAGAATGGCAGAAGAAACAAAAGTAACAGAACAGCAGGAAACCGAAACAAAAGTAGAACAGAAAGAAGAACAGCAGAAAGAAACATCAGCGGAAACAAAAAAAGAAGAAGCCGTTGATGTTGAAAAGGTAAAATCAGATGCGGTTGCTGAGTACTTACAGAGCCTTGGCTATGGTGAAGATGAACTGAAAGGAATTCTTGAAAAAGATAAAGCCGCCAAAGAAGCTAACAAGACAGAACTTGAAAAGAAAGATGATGTGCTGCGAGAGACAACAGCACAGTTGGTAGCTGAGAAAGAAGCAAGGATGTTAGCAGATGCAAAACTGGCAGCAATTAAGTTAGGTGCAAAACCAGACATGGTTGAAGACCTTGTGGCGGTTGCAAAATCAAAAGTCACAAAAGACAAAGACATTACAAAAGTTATTGCAGAAATCAAAGACGGTAAAACTGGCAAGGCTTACTTTGGAAGTGAAGAAGAACAGGAACAGCAAAAAACGCATAAAAATGTTACTCGTAAAAATGTTGACATTGCAGATGATGAAAACAAAAACGAGGGAACAATGGCGGCTCGATTATGGGCTAAAAAAAGAAAAACAAAATAATTAGCAGGAGGAAAAAAGATGTTAAATCAAACAGGAATTAAAAAGAGTTCTTATGTATCAACAAATCAGATTCTTTTTAATACAGACCCATTTGTGGCGGTATCTATTATCGTTGATAATAAAATGGGAGTTGTAGACCCGACAACAGGAAGAAAGATTGTAAAAGCAGGCACACCATTAGCAGGTGACCTTACAAAAAGAGAAATAGCATTTAAGGAAGTAAATGAAGCAAGTTCGGCTGCTGCATCTGATGCAAAAGGAATCCTGTTACACGATGTAGATGTAACCACAGGTGATGCAAACGGCACATTACTTATTTTCGGTTTTGTAAATGCTGACAGAATTGATGAAACAGTAATGGAAAAAAATAATGAGTATGTGAAGGAAGCACTTAAAGGAATTTACTTCCTCAAATAAAACAAAGTAAAGGAGAAAAATAAAACAATGAGTATTTTTGATTTAATCACGGCAAATGAAATTGTCGCGTATTGGGAACTGTTATCACAGGATATGCCTCCATATTTTGGAGAAACACTTTTTCCGAATGACAAACAGCTTGGGTTAAAACTGGAATGGCTGAAAGGTGCAAATGGACTTCCAGTTGTTTTAAAACCGTCTGCTTATGATGTAAAAGCTATTCCTCGTCCGAGAATTGGATTCACAAAACTGGAAGCGCAGATGCCGTTTTTCAAAGAATCTAAAATGGTGGATGAAGAACTGAGACAGCAGTTAAATATGGTACTGGCAACTGGTAACCAGAGTTACATTGATGTTATTGTAGAAAAGATTTTCAATGATGAAACGTCACTTCTGCAAGGTGCGGCGGCTCAGAGAGAACGCATGAGAATGTCAATGCTTACGACTGGTGCTATTTCAATCGAAGGAAATGGTCAGGCATATGATTATAATTATGGTATGCCAGCAGACCACAAGGGAGTTGTAACAAAATCATGGTCAGACCCAACTGCAACAATTCTGGAAGATATCAAAGCAGGTATTAACAAGATTCAGGAAGATACAGGTGTTACTGTAGTAAACGCCGTATGTAGTTCAAAAGTTATGGGTTATTTCCGAATTAACAATGAAATCAAAGGAACGCTGTTAGCACAGAGCAATGGTATGGGTTATCTTTCTGATGCAAAAATCAAAGCTTATCTGAAAGACGAACTGGATATGACAATTAATATCAATGACAAACGTTTTAAAGATGAAAAAGAAAAAGTACAGCGGTTTATTGCCGATGATGTTTTCTGTATGTACCCAGATGGAAACCTTGGTAAAACATGGTTCGGAACAACACCAGAAGAAAGTGATTTAATGGCGAGTGCAGTTGCTAATGTAAGAATCACAGATACAGGCGTTGCAGTCACCACAACAAAACACACTGACCCAGTACAGGTTGACACAAAAGTATCCATGATTTGCTTACCAGACTTCCCAACAGCAGACCAAGTTTTCGTATACGAAGTAATCAATGACAAAGAAACCTGAATGGGAGGTAATGTGTTATGATAACAGCGAGAAAAGGAGATAACATCATCAAAGTTTCAAAACATTCTTTTGAGACAATGTTCAAGGACAAGGGCTATGTAGTTGTTTCAGACGAAGTAAAGGAAAAAGTAGAAACTGTTATTGCAGAGCCAATTGTTGAAGAAGAAGTTGTTAAAACTGAAACAGAAGAAACTCCAATTTCAGAAATGAATAAAGAACAATTGATGGAATACGCAAAAGAGCATGGCATTAATACATCCAAGGCTAGAAACGTAAGAGAAGCTAGACAGATTATTCAAAAAGTCATTAGAGAAAAAAACATGGAATAACAGAAGGAGGTGCTAACATGGATGATTTAGAAGTTTTGAGATATAACTTAAAAGAAAAACAAACGCCGTATTTCTCAGATGAAGAACTGTTGTTACTTCTGAAAATGAATAACGGAGATGTAAGAAAAGCAAGTTATGAAGGACTTATCACAAAAGCAGAAGTAACAGGATTAAGTGTTAGTGGATTAACCACAAAAGACAGTTCTAGTTATTTCAAAATGTTAGCATCAAAATTCTGTGATACGAACAGTGGGGTGCTAACGTAATGTGGTTATTAAAAGAGCAAAAAGCAGTTGAAAGAGAAATATCAAGAAACGGAAGTACATACACTGTTAAGAGAAACAAAGTCGATAAATATGGAGAACCTACGCAGGAAGTTGAAGAAGTAACAACCTTGCGTGGGTTGTTTCATATTTCAAAAAGTTTTGTAACAAAAAATACTTCTGATGGAAGTCAAACAAAAACAAAAGGACAACCGATGATTCTTGCATTGTGGGAAGAATGTGAAACAATTCAGAATGGCGATTTTGTTGTTATTAATGGTAATATCTATAAAATCACCGATAAAAACAATATTGAAGAGTATAACATCATTGCAGATATTTCTTTGGAGGTGGTATTGAGTGATAGGAATTAGAACTGATATATCACAGCTTGAAAGATGGCTGAGCAAGGCAGAAAACAAATCAAAAGTTGCTGTTAAAATGTATGCTCAGCAGGGTGCAAATAAGTTTCAAAACTATGCAAAACAAAATGCTATGTGGACTGATAGGACAGGACACGCAAGGCAAAGGTTGACAGGCTATATAGAATACTTTTCGAATAAGGTAAAAATCAATATAGCACATGGTGTTGATTATGGTATATTCTTGGAATTGTGTAATGAACAGAGATACGCAATTTTAAACAGAACAGTGCAAGCGAACAGTAAGGAAGTATTAGATGGTTATAAGAATTTGTTGAGGTATCTTGTATGAGTATGAGCCTATTAAAAGATGCATGGGACTTGTTAAAGGATGCAGGATTTAACCCATTTATGCCAGGACAGCATAAAGGGGAATGTATTGAGCCATATGTTGTTGTTAAACTTAGTGGTGTGTTACCTCTTGAAGTTAGTTCTGAGCGACCCATTTATACGTTTCTTGTTTATGTTCCCGAAAAGGAATATACGAAACTTGAAACAAATGTTTTTGCGATTAAGCAGGAACTTAAAAAACTTTATCCACGCATTATGTATGCAGGGAATGAAACAGAAAGTTTTTATGACGAACAAATAAAAGCACACATGATAAGTTTTCAATATTATGGTATTAGAAAACTCGAAAACAGGTAAATAAAGGAGGAAGGAAAAATGTCTGTTACAAAAAAGAAATTGGAATCAATTCCAACTATTGATGTTTCACTTGTAGTAATTAGAGTTGGAAGCGAAACAGATGGAACAGAGTATGCAGTAGACACTGCAAGTCAGATTGCCGTTGAAGTGCAGACGGAAACTACGGATGCAATCAAACTTGTGAAATCTGGCAAGTTGTTAGCGCAGAAACCGCAGACAACAACAATTACAGGTAATCAGATTACACTTACGGACAACGTGTTCAGTCCGACATTAGCAAAAATTTTGCAAGGTGGAACAACTACTGGCGAAGGTAATACACTTGTTTATACCCCCCCAGCCGCAGGAAGTAGCGAAAAAGGTAGTGTGTTTGTGCTTGATGCATATTCCGCACAATACGATGCATCTGGACAGATTGTAAGGTACGAAAAGATTAGTTATCCTAACTGTCAGGGAACGCCGTTCGGAGTTGGAGCGCAGGATGATACTTTCAGAGTACCAGAATACACGATTAATTCAGCACCGAAAACAGGAGAACCGCCATATAAGATTTCTTATGTGACAACATTACCAGACTTTTCGGAAGCAGTAGCACAACAAATTGAAGTGGCAGATTAAGAAGAAACTAGGATGGTAGTAGGCTAAAACAAAACAAATAGAACAAAAGGAGAATAAAAATAGATGGCAACAAAAAGAACAACAGTAGAACAGAAAGTAACAAGTATACAGGATTTTATCAAACAGTCACAAGGCGAGGTTGTAGAGTTACCTGGATTTACTTCTGAGCCTGTTTATGTGAAACTTAAAAGACCATCGCTGTTAGGTCTGGTAAAACAAGGAAAAATTCCAAACGCATTATTGACAAGAACAAATGAATTGTTTTCTGGTGATACAGGAATTGACCCAACAGACGACAACATGATGGAAGAACTTTCAGAGGTTCTTGAATTGATTGCAGGTGAATCTTTTGTTGAACCGACATATCAGGAAATTAAGGATGCAGGTGTGGAACTGACAGATGAACAACTGATGGCAGTTTTCAATTATTCACAGAAAGGCGTGAAGGGCTTAGAATCCTTTCGTACAGAGTAAAAGAGTAGAGTCTGTAATAGCAATGTCAAAGCTGTATAAGTGTTTACCCAGCGAGATACTGGGAATTGAAGATACTTATACAGCTTTTTGTTTCGACGAAGCCTGTTGTAATTTACGGTTGAGAATTGAAAACGAAGAAAAGCCGAGATATATAGAACAGAACAACGATGGAGAACAAAAGTTAGAGTACAGTAGTTTTAAAGAGTTTTATAAACAATATGAATAAAGAAAGAGGTATAACAAATGGCAATAAATGTAGGCTCTGCCGTTGCGTACCTTGAACTAGACACTAGCAAGTTTTCCAAAGGTTTCAAATCTGCCTATAATGACTTGAAAGTGTTTTCAGATAAATCGGCAACGGCAGGAAATAAACTGAGAGGATTAAGTAGTACTTTTGATTCTGTCGGTAAATCATTAACAAAAACAGTAACAGTACCGCTTGTAGGAATTGGAACAGCGGCGGTAAAAACAGCGGCACAATTTGACAGTCATATGTCAGAGGTAAAAGCTATATCAGGAGCAACAGGAGAACAATTTACACAGCTTCGTAACAAAGCAATTGAAATGGGAGCGAAAACAAAGTACTCAGCTTCTGAGAGCGCACAAGCCTTCAAATATATGGCAATGGCAGGATGGGACACAAAAGACATGCTGAACAGTATTTCTGGTGTTATGAATCTCGCCGCCGCTTCTGGTGAAGACCTTGCAAGCGTTTCAGATATAGTCACTGATGCAATGACAGCCTTCGGACTGTCAGCAGATGGGACAACAAAAGTTATTAAAAATGGACTTACCGTAGAAGTTTCGAACGCAACACATTTTGCAGATGTATTAGCGCAGGCTTCGAGAAAGTCAAATACTAATGTTGCTATGATGGGTGAAACATTCAAATATGTTGCGCCAGTCGCAGGAGCGTTAGGCTATAGTGTAGAAGATACAGCAGTAGCGATTGGATTAATGGCGAATAGTGGCATTAAAGCATCACAAGCTGGAACAACACTTAGAAAGTTATTAACAAACTTGGCGAAACCAACTGATACAATGCAGTCAGCTATGGATTATCTTGGTATTTCACTTGAAACAACAGACGGAAAAATGAAAAGTTTTTCTGAGGTTATGCAGGATTTGAGAAAGTCTTTCGGACAGTGTAAAATGCCGATGGACACATTCAAGAAGAAGTTAGCAGAAATTGAAAAACAACATGAAAGTGGTGAGATAACAGAAAAGAAATATAATGCCGCTGTTGAAGACCTTACAAAGAAAGCATATGGAGCAGAAGGAGCATTAAAAGCTAACTTGGCGGCTTCACTGGCAGGAGCAGAAGGAATGTCTGGTCTGTTAGCAATTGTAAATGCAACAGACGAGGATTTTCAAAATCTAACAGATTCTATTAATAATTGTGATGGCGTATCTCAGGATATGGCAGATACAATGAACGATAATTTGAATGGTGCTGTTACGTTGTTAAAAAGTGCGATTGAATCAGCATTGATTTCAATTGGTGATAGATTTACGCCAGTAATTAGAAAGTTAGCAGAAAACATAACAGAACTTGTAGAAAAGTTTAATGGTTTGTCAGACGAACAAAAAGACCAAATTGTAAAATGGGGATTAATTGCCGCCGCAATCGGTCCGAGTTTGATAGTATTTTCAAGCGTAACAAAACTTTTAGCCAATGTTGCGGATGGTTTTAAACTGACAAAAGATGCAGTATTCGGTTTTGAAAAAGTTTTAAGACGAGGGACGGTTGAACTTGGAAAAGTTACAACGTATACGAAACAAATCCCTGGGTTACTTGATAACATGATGTTGGCAGTAAATACAAACGTAGAAGAGTATGGACTACTGGGTGGTTCTATAAGAAGTGTGGGAAAAGCATTTTCTTTTCTTATTTCAAAAATTAATCCTGTTGCAGTTGTAATAACATTGTTAGTTGCATCGTTCGTAACATTATGGAAAACAAATGAAGAATTCAGAAACAAAGTCGTTGGAATATGGGAGCAGATAAAAGGAAAATTTCAAGAATTTTCAGATGCAATTACAGAAAGGATAAATGCATTAGGATTTAATTTTAAAGACATAACAGATGTAATCAAAGGAGCATGGGAAGGATTTGCAAATGTTATAGCTTCGCCAATTATAACAAATGCTTTACAGCGTATCGCAGATACTTTTGGAAATGTTTTGGATTTTATCTTAGGTGCAGTTGACACGTTACTTGGTTTGTTTACAGGAAACCATGAAAAATTCATTAGCGGTATCAAAGAAATGCTATCTGCGATTTCAAATGAAATTCTGGATGGTGTAAAAAACATTGGTTCGCTTGTCGGAGAATTGTTGGCAAATGTTCTTGAATTGTTCGGATTCGACAAAGCCGCTGATGCGGTCAGAACTTTTTTTACTGAAACATTTCCACAAGCAATCGAAGGAGCAAAGGAAAAAATTAAATCCGTGATTTCAAACGTACTTGACAGTATTATGAGTTTTTCGGATGGTGTTTCCGAGAATTTCCATAAAGCTGTTGATGGTGTGAAAGATTTTGCAAGTAATGTCAAAGAGTTTTGGACGGAAAAAGTACCAGATGCTTTTAGAAGTGGAAAGGACAAAGTTGTAGAAGTTGTTATAGGAATTAAGGATAAAATCAAAGAAGGTTTTACAGGTGCGCTTGATGCGATAAAACAATTTGGAACAAATGTTAAAATATTTTTCACACAAACAATACCAGAAGCGTTTATAAGTTTTGTGACTGAAACAGTACCGAATTTTGTGCAGTCGGTTGTAACATTTTTTGAAACATTGCCAGAGAAAGTTGGATTTGCAATAGGTCAATTTATTGGCAAGTTATATGTGTTCGGTTCTGATATGATATCATGGGCGGCAGAAGCTATACCTAGTTTGATAGATTCAATTATAACATTCTTTGCAGAGTTACCAGGTAAAGTTTGGACTTGGTTACAGAATACAATTGAGAAGATTAAAACGTGGGGAGCGGCAATGAAAGATACCGCAGTAATGTTTGCACAAAACACGATTGATTCCGTTGTTAATTGGTTTATGCAATTACCTGGTAAAATTTGGACTTGGTTACAAAATGTTATCACAAAAATCAAGACTTGGGGTTCAAATATGTTGAGTAGTGCGAGTACTTCAACGCAGAACATGGTAAATACAGCAGTTACAATAATTTCACAATTACCAGGTAAATTTTGGTCTTGGTTACAAAACACAATTTCAAAAATTGCATCATGGGGCGGTAATATGGTTTCGTCTGGTAGAACAGCAATAACTAATTTTATCAGTTCTGTGATTGACACGCTCATATCTTTGCCTGGTAAGGTTTGGAATATCTTACAACAAATTCCTAGCAAAGTTTCCAGTCTTGGCAGTACATTATACAGCGCAGGGCGGTCAGCGTTCTCGAGATTGTGGGACGGAATTAAGTCAATTGGTAGCAGTATTCTTGGATGGGTACAAGGTTTTGCAAGTAAAATTGGAAGTCTTGTAAGTAGTATCGTTTCTGGTTTTCAGAGCATTGTTGGAAAATCTAACGAAGCAAGGTCAGCCGCCGCTTCTGTGAATGGACACCATGCAAACGGACTTGACTATGTTCCATTCAATGGTTATACAGCTTATCTGCATAAGGGTGAAAGAGTTTTGACAAAACAGGAAAATAAAGCATATACAAGAGGTAGAACAGCGCAAGGCGATACGTTTAATTTTTACAATGTAAAGCCGAACGCTTACGAATATGCTCGACAAGTGAAAAAAGCAAAAAAAGAATTGTTAGAAGGATTCTAAAGGAGGTGCAGAACATTGATAGATTTTATAACATTAAGAAATTTCACAAGGCAGAAAAGTGTTGGAATCAAAAAGGATGGAAGAAATTTTGTGTTAGATTCAATTGATTGGGATACACCTTCGGTTGAAACAAATGTATATAGAGTTCCGTATCAGATTGGAAGTATGTTGAGTAATGTTATCGTAGGAACAAGAAAAATAACTATTATAGGTTATATCATAGCGAATACGATGGACATAGATACCCGTGGTCTTACGTGGGAAGAATACTTTCAAAAGCAAAAGGAAGAAATTGAAACGAATAAAGAATTTTTAAATGACATGATTTCTATTTATGAGGAAATTCTTATTATAGTAGACGGATATTATTTGAAAGGTTATCCAACGCAACCTGTAAAGTATTCCGATACAGAAGAAGAAAACAATGAAGTATTATGTAAGTTTTCGATTGAAATAGAATGTTTTGACCCAACATTTTATAAAGACAGTACAGTGGTACATTTGGCATATGTTTCACCTATGTTTCATTTTCCACTTATTTTGACAGAAGATAAAAGCGATGAATATATTGTTTTCGGTGAAGTACATAAACGACAAAGTGTATTAATTGAAAACAAAGGGAGCATAGATGTTGGTTGTAAAATTATCATAAAAGCTGTTGGTGGTAGTGTTATCAATCCGAAAGTGTATAACGTAAATACTGGTGAATATGTTGAATTTACAGGGATTACGTTATCAGAGGGAGAAACGATTACAATAACAACAGAAACAGGAAATGAAAATGCAATCAGACATTCGTTGACAAGAGATACAAATGAGTCTGTAATAGGATTTATGAAGCCAGGAAGTGATTTCTTTAAGGTGTTACGTGGTTCTTATTATTATGCGTATTCAGCTAATGAAGTATCAATGAATAATATTGATGTGACAATAGAATTCACAGAAAGATTTTTTAATATACGAGGTATGTAGAATGAGTACAATAGAAATTTTAGACAGAAATTTTAAAAGATTGGATATTCTCAGACATTACACATTTTCTCAGTATAACATGAAATTTCGAGGAATAGGAACATTCACGGTTAATGCGCAACTTGAATTGAATACAATCTTTTTAAACAGGGAAGAACAATATTACTTGTTGTTTAATGGCAACGTACATCCAGTTGTTGGGAAAGTTGAAGATGTGAAAAAGGAATCCGAGGATGAAGAGAATAAATTAACTATAACAGGAAGACTTGCATTATTCATCTTGACAAAACGGATTGTTTCTGATACTATTAATACAAGTGGAACAACGCTTGAACATATGGAAAAATTAGTAACAGAAAATATACTGAAAGCAAAAAACAATCGGTATATTCCTATTACAATTGATGATAGCGCAGTGAACAAAAACAAGCTATCTAAAGTAGATAGACAAGTTACAGGTGGTTACATTTGGGATGAATTCGAAGAACTTCTGGAACAGGATAAAATTGGAGTAGAACTATATCCAAAGATAGTTCCGACTTACAGTTTTAATGATATTTTTTCTAATGTTACGGGTTGGACGTTGAAGTTCTCGTCTGGAATTGACCGAACAAAAGGGAATGTAGATGGAAATGTTCCTGTAATTTTTTCACAACAACTTAGTAATATAAACAGAGTTGATTATGAAAGGAATGTAGAGAACTATTGCAATATTGCTTATGTTGCAGGAGAAGGTGAAGGAAGTAACAGAAAGTGGTTTGAAATCCCTATTAATCAGGAAGAGTCGCAAGAAACAAAAGGTTGGGAACGAAGTGAATTATGGATAGATGCAAGAGACATTCAGTCGGAAGATGATGATGGAAACCAACTAACAGATGAACAATATAGTGTACTTATAAACCAAAGAGCAAAAGAAAAAGCCGTTGAAAATGATATACAAGAAAGTTATGAAGCGACAGTCATAACAAAAAATAAAAGATATGTTTACGGAAAAGATTATTTTCTTGGTGATTTTGTTACAGTTGTAGATACTCAACTAGGATTTGAATTTGATGTGCAGATAATTGGCGTAACGTTCTCAAAACAAGATACAGAAGAAATTACTGACATTGAATTGCAATACGGAAATAAGCGTATAAGTCCACAATCAATTCTACAACAGAACAAAAGGAAAACAGAACAAAACTCAAACGATATTCGTTACATTTTAACGAAGATTAAATAAAAGGTAGGGGGTGTAAAGAAATGTCAATAAATGCAAAAAGTGGATTTTTTAATGCAACAAAAAAATCTGATGGCAGTTACGATAGGACATATGATGCATCTGATTTTGCAAGTTATTTTTCAAATTTTGTCAGCAATGGTGTTTTTATTTCACCAGCAGACCAATTAAGGGTAAGTGCAAAAACAGGGCTGACAGTAACAGTTAAAAAAGGAAAGGCTTTTATCGAAGGTTATTGGTTCGAATTGGTAGAAGATTGTGATATAACATTGCCTGTAAATTCTGGAATACAGGAAAGAACAGATGTAATATGCGTGAGATTGAACAAACAAAATAGGGCAGTTGAACTTGTAACAAAATCAGGTGTAACAAGTACACTCCCTACTGTATCAGGAACAGTACATGAGTTAGTGTTAGCGGAGATTGCCGTCGGTGTAAGTATTACAACGCTGACAGCTGGAAATGTTACTGATAGAAGACCAGACAAGAATTATTGCGGTTATGTTGGTGCGCTTGTAACTGATATTGATACGACACATCTTTATAATCAATTTACGAATCAGTTCAACACATGGTTCGCAGAATTAAAAAAACAATTCGGAAGTGATGTGGTAGGAGCGTTGCAACAGTCTATTAATAATCTAACTGATAGGATGAATACAGCGGAAACAGAAATTTCAAAACGACTTAAAATCAAGCCGTAGGAGAACAAAAAGGAAAATGGAAAATGATAGATTGTTAAATGTAATGCGTGATACAATTAAGCAATATGTAGAAGCAAACAAAACAAAAAATAAAATTATTTTTTTGTTAATTGTTTTACTGTTTCTACAATCGTTTGTAAGTTTTGGCTGTTTTTGTTATCATGAAACACATTGTAAACATTATATTGTCGAAAGTACTATTGACAGTCAAAGCAAAATGGAAGATATGCAAGCGAATGTTCATTTGTGCCACGCATGGTGGGAAAATGTATGGACGAAGAAACACAGAAAACCAGAAAAAAGTTAAAAGGTATAAGTTCTGTAGAAGAATTTAATGACTTGTTAGAAAGAACAATGTTATCAACGGAAGAAAAACAAATACTAATATTGTACTACAAAGAACAAAAGACATTAACATACATTGCCGACTTTCTCGGAATGTCAGAAATAACTGTCAAAAGAAAATATAAAAAGTTATTGATGAAAATAGGCAAATTGTTATGAATTAAGGACGCACTTAGCGTCCTTTTTTATTTGCTATTTTTGTGATACTTTTTAGATATTTCATACTATATGGTTATGTTAGAATAGAATTAGAAAGGAGGTAATTGAAATGTACGCTTACCCATACGGAATGAATAATAACATGCAACAGCAATTAGCACAAAACAGAATGGAGCAATTGCAACAGCAGTATAATAATATGTTCCCCATGATGCAACAACAGCAGGCACAGAACGCTACTCTGATTGCAACATTAAGACCAACACCGATTCTGGCTTACCAGACTTGTTCACCATATGAAAGCGCACAGTTGTTTTCACATTATGGAACAGCCTGCAATAATGGATGTGGGTGCTAAAGCGTCTATTTGATGGATTTAAAGGACTTTCCGCTTATGCGTGATGAATCTGTAGGGGCGGTGGATAACCGCCCTTATTCGTTTAATTAGAACGTTAGAAAGGGTGATAGAAAATGTCATGTAGTTTATATAATAATAATGGCTATGGTTGTGGTGGATGTATTCATTTTGTAAAAACAAATAGTGTGACATTACAAGGTAATGTTTTAACCTTAAATATTCCACAAACAGGTTACAGTAACAAAGAAAGAGTATGTATTTGTATAGCACAGACAATACCAAGTGTTACAAGTGCAGACACGGTTGTTATAACAATAGGGGCAGGAGTAACACAATATCCGTTAAAAACAAGATGTGGTAATAATGTTCATGCAGACCAACTAAGAAGCAGAAAAGTATATCATACAAATGTTGCTACAGACGTTGGTGTGTTCACAGTTTCAGAATGTGAATTATGTAAAACAGGTTATAATTTTCCAGTAATTTAAGGAGGGCAAAATAATGTATGAGGAACAGTGGCAGAAATGTATGAATAACGGTATGGGAGCAGATGCAGAGTACATTTCAAAATTGATACAGGATGTAACAAAAGAACTGAAAGAAATCAACAGGATGTGCGAACAGCTGAATGGAACTGGTTATGATGTAATAGCAATTCATAGTATGCAGGATCAATACCATGAAAAATACAAAAACAAATAAATGAAACTTATACGGATAAGTGGAAGAAGAAAGAAGTAAAAAACAAAACACAAAACAAATAAATGAAACATAAACCTATATATTATATATAATATTATTAATATAGCTTATACAAGCTATTTATGTTATATGTAGTATATAGGCTTTTTTGTTTAAAAAAAATATAAAATAGTTGTTGACATACAATGTGCTGTGTGTTATTATAATATCAGAAACAAGGAAACAACATAAAATGTGAAGGAGAACAAAAACATGAATGAAAAAATGATGGAAACAGTAGAAAGCCTGTATGCAGGTGTAAGAAGAGGTTTAGTAGAAGTACAGGAAGCAACAGATAGAATGCATGGTTACTTACAGTGTCTGTGTGACATGGGAATGATTACAGAAAACACTCGTTCTAAAATGTATACAGATTTTGTAGCAAAAGTTTTAGAACTTGAAACAAAATAAAAATAAAATACCACTTGACATTAAAAGTGTTGAGTGGTATAATAAAAACAAGTTAGGAGGAAAACATGAAAAAGTTAAAAATGTTCTGGAAAGAATGGGGCATCACAAAAGAAGAAATGGAAATAGGTTTTGCAACGTTTTGTGTGTTGTCAATTCCATTCCTTCTTAGATTCATTGTTTTATTTATTATTGGAATTTAGGTATTGACAAACAGAATCTAATGTGATAAGATATAATCAGAAACAAGAAAAGCAAAAGTAAACAAAGAAAAAGGAGAAAACAAAACATGAAAAGAGCAGATTTAGAAGCAATGAAGGTAGCAGAGTTAAAAAAGCTGACAAAAGAGCATGGTCTTACATTAGAAAGTAAAGGTCATAAGTTCAACAAAACAGAACTCATTGATAGACTTCTTAATGACTCTGAGAATGGAACTGATGAATCATGGATTGAAGTAAAAAGTAAAACAAAAGTAGAAACACAAGTACAGGAAGAAGACGAAGAAGAGTGGGATGAACCACTCACACAGGAAAATAAAGAAGCCGCAAAACAGGAGGGCATTGAAACAAAAGAAGAAGAAGAAAACAAAAGACCTGTACCTGGTGATTCAGATTACATTAAATTTGCAACGACATTGCAGGAAATTGAAACAAAATATGGACATGAAAAACAGCCGTATGTTTATGACAATATGTTAAAGGTTGGCTCGTTTGTGGTATTCATTCATTATGTAGAAGCAAAAGATGGAAACGTTTATAAGAAGCTGAGGACAGCAAAAGTCATTGGTGTAAACAGAAACAAAAAGTTAGTAAGAGTAGAAACGCCGATGAAAGCTATCATGGAACTGACTTTCGAAGAACTGTTATATATTCGAGAAGATACACAGGAATCAAGTTATCCAAACGATATCAGAAAATACATGAAACAGCAGAGAGAAAGAAGGGCAAGCCATGAAAGCAGTAGAACAAATTAAAGAAAGCGTACAGAAGTTATACAAAGCACAGCAGGATAAAAAGAAGTTCGACAAGTATTACGAAGATGTAAGAAAAAAAGAACAGTTGTGTATTAGTAACTGGATGTTTTCAAACTTGAAAAATGGAGAAAACAGTTTCACAGTGAAGTTGGACAATGGCATGGATTTCTATAGCAATCCTGTTACAGTTACCGTAACAAAAGTAAGAAGAAAAAAAATCACCTGGGATTTGGAAGCACTCAGAAAGAAATTATCAAAAGAAAAGTTCACAACTGTTGTAAATAAAGAATACACAGTCGTTGATATGCCAGGACTTGTGAAGTATTTAAAAACCTGTGGAGTGGATGCTAAAAAGTTTAAAAAGTTTATCAATGTTTCAGAAACATTAGACGAAACAAAACTTGATACAATGTACGAAACTGGGAAGTTGAAACAAGAAGAAATCAGAGGATGTTATACAGTAGGAATGTCTGAGCCTTATTTCCGTATCACGGAAGAAAAAACAATATGATAAGGAAATACACTGGAAAAGACCTTGCAAAAGTATTAATCTACTATGGAATTGTGGAACAAATAGAAACATCAGTATTTAATATTATTTGTCCGTTCCACGATGATATAAACCCTAGCATGAGAATAAACTTAGAAGATGGTTCTTTTCTGTGCTTCGGGTGTGGACAAACTGGGGATGCGTTAAAGTTTGTTATGCTTGCAAATCCAAAGCTAAACGAATTACAATGTTGTATTTTGCTAGAACAAATTATAAACAGTAAAGAGATAAAACAAATTGATGTAAAATACAGAAAAAAGCGCAGAGTGAATAACAGACAATCATTGATAGAAGCAAAAGACTATTTTTATGGTTTGCGCTCTGTCGATTGGAATACAGTGAAAGGAAAGGACGAAAAGGAAATCCTTGATTATATGAATAAAAGAGGATTTACAGCAAAGTCATTAAATGTTGTGGATTGCAGAAAAAATTACAATATAGCATATCCTTTTGTTTTTCCAATTCTTGATAATGGAGTGTTCAAAGGATGGGTTGGAAGGACAACAAATAAACATACCGAACAGAAGCGCAAATACCTCTATAATGACGGTTTTGGAAAGCGTGATACATTATGTGGCACATACTCAGAAAAAAGTGTTGTATGGCTATGCGAGGGCTTTTTCGATTATCTCAGTCTCAAGACAAGAGGGCATATAAAAAACTGTTGCGCATTGTTAGGATGGCATATCTCGGATGAACAGGTAAAGAAGTTAAAACAAAAAAACATAACAACAGTTGTGTCAGCATTGGATAATGATAGGTGCGGAGAAAAAGGAACAGAACTGTTAAAAAAGTATTTTAATGTGATTCGTTTCCAATACCCAGACGGTATAAAAGACGCAGGTGAAATGGATGAGAGAACATTGAAAAAACAAATATTAAAAACAAAAAGGAGTAGGAAGTTATGAAATTAAGTATTTCAGTTATTGTAGCGGCAACATTCGTACATAAATCAGGCGAAAGTTTTAATGTTGACAAAATTGTTCGAGAGGAGTATAATAAAGGTAGTGAAGAGTACGAAGCGTTAGTGGAAGGATTTGAGGAAGCGACTGGCGTAAAGCAGAGTGAAACAACAGAAGAAGTATTTAATAAGCAGTTAGGATTGTTTATGGCTGATGAAATCAGAAAAACGCTGAAAGAAAGAATTGACAAAATTACGCAGCGTACCAAAACGTTATACATGGGAGATGCTACACATTGTATGGTAGAGTTTGGTGGTTGGATGTTTAACATGAAAGATTTTAGCGCAGTAGCTTTTGAAGATATAAAAGTAAATGTTTCGTACAAATAGCAAACAAACAAAAGGAGAATATAGAAATGGGAAGAATTAAATTATCGAACATCAAAAGTGAAATTGCAAAGTCTGGAAGCAGTAAAGGAAAGTTTCTGTATTTTAAGGAGAACACAAAAGTGCGTGTGCGTTTCCTTACAGACTTAGAAGATGGTATGGAAATGCCTTTTCACGACAGTTTTGCGCTTGGTGTAAATGTTCCGTGTCAGGAATTATTTGGCAGGGAATGTCAGTATTGTGAGGATGAAAACTTACGTACAAGAAATATGTATGCATGGTCTGTATATGATTATGATTCGAAAGAAGTTAAAATCCTTATGTTTGCAGTAAATCAATGTTCGCCAGTTCCTTCGTTGGCATCCATGTATGAAAGTTATGGAACATTATGTGACAGAGACTATGAAATCAAACAGGTAGGTTCTGGACAGGGTAAAACGTTTAGCGTTATTCCGTTAGATAAATCAAAATTCAGAAATACAAAAGTAAAACCGCTGTCTGATGCATCCATTCTGAAATATGTTGACAAAGCATACCCAGCAGATAATTCAGAAGATTTTGAAGACGAAGACGAGGAAGAAACAAAACAGAGCAAAACAAAAGGTAGAACAAAACCTGCACCAAAAAAGAAAACGAAGCCAGAGCCGAAAGAAGATGATTGGGAAGAAGACGAAGAAGAACAGGAGAATGATTATGACAGCATGAAGCCACAGGAATTATATAAGCTGTGCAAAGAAAGGGATATTGATTGTAAGCCGAAAAAGTCAAAAGAATATTATATTGACTTGTTAGAAGAAGCAGACGAAGAAGACAGTAATGATGATTGGTCTGAGGATGAAGAGGACGAGTGGAAAGAAGACGAGGAGTAAAACAAATTGAGGGGTTGACATTACCCCTCTTTTTTAGTATAATAATGGTGATGAAAGAATATCATAATTGAAGGGAGAAAATTAAATATGGGAATATTTTTTGATTTACATAGACACACGGAATATTCGTTGTTTGATGGTTTTGGAAAATGTTTAGACCTTGCTAGAGTTGCAAAAAAATTAGGGTATCGTGCATTAGGTATAAGTGACCACGGCTCTATTAGTGGTTTGGTAAAACATTATCAGGCGTGTAACGAAGTAGGCATAAAGCCCGTAATGGGTTGTGAAGTATATTTTCAGCCTGTATTTAAGAAGGAACAGCCAGACAAGCATAGATATCATTTAAACCTATTTGCAAAGAATTTAAAAGGTTATCAAAATCTTTGTCACATAATGACAGTTGCAAATACAGAACAGTTTTATTATAAGCCAATTGTGGATTTTAAATTGCTAGAAAAATACAGTGAAGGACTTATTTGTACGACAGCCTGTATAGCATCGGCAACTTCACAAGCTATTAAAAATGGTAACAGAAAAACAGCCAGTAAGTTATTGGACAAATTCAAATCAATATTCGGGAAAGACTTATATGTTGAAATACAGCCATATAAAATTGACAATGAAGGAACACAACAAAAAGTTGATTATGTTTTAATGGCAATGGCAAGAGAAAAACATATCAAATGTATTCTTACATCTGACAGCCATTATGGAAGAAAAGAAGATTTTGATACCTATTGTAAAATGCATGAAATTGGCAGGACAACATTGGATGTAAAAAACACATACAAAGAAAGATATATGCCAAGTGAATATGAAATCACAGATAGATTTGCAAAAATGTATAAAACAAAGTTTAAAAACGCTATGCAGGTTGCAGAAATGTTTGTGGACAATATGAAAGAAATATATAACAAGATTGAAGATAACATTCTTGAAGGATTGGAATTAGAGTTACCAGACTTAGGACTTGAAAACAGTAGAAAAGAATTACAAAGATTAATTGTCAAAGGATTAAAACAAAAAGGGAAGTACAACAAAATGTATCTGAACAGATGCAAGAAAGAATTAGAAGTTATCAGTTATCATGGTTTTGAAGATTACTTTTTGATTGTGCGTGATTACGTTATGTGGGCGAAAAATAATGGCATTGCTGTTGGTGGTGGTCGTGGTTCTGTATGTAACTGTTTGATAGCTTATGCGATTGGAATTACTAATGTTGACAGTATCAAATATAAGTTAGATTTTAACAGATTCATGCGTAAGGAAAAGAAAACATTACCAGATATTGATTGTGATTTTGAAACAAGTAGACGGCAGGAAGTGATTGATTACGTTATCAAAAAATACAAAGGTAAGGCTATACAGATATGTTCATACGGAATGTATGATATTGATAACCTTGTAAATGACCTTGCAAGCGTATGTGGACTTAAAACAACAAAAGAAGTAGATGAATATGAAGCAAGTGAAAACAAAAGAACAATAGCAGAAATTAAAGCGTATATTCGAAGTTATGTTTTTGACGATGAACTGAACATGAAAGCATTGTTACAGGACATGAGAACGCAAGTGTGTAATGATAAATATGATAACATTATAAAACACTTTTCTAAGATGTATGGAAAAATCAAATACCTTGGAAAACACGCCGCAGGAGTTGCAGTGGTTGGAACTGACATATCAAATTATACTTGCATTATAATGCGAGACAGGAAAACAGGTGCATTAAGTAGTTGTTATGACAAAGACGATTTGGAACATATCAATTGTGTAAAGTTCGATATGTTAGGACTTAAAACAGAATCAGAAATGCGTGAGTTGGAACATCTGACTAATCATATTGTAACAGATGAAGAAATAGAAGATGCACTTGTTTTGGAAGCGTTTAGAAATGGTCATACAGATGGCATTTTCCAGATGGAGAAATCAACACCGAAGAAAATCCTGTCTATGATACATTGTGATTGTGTAGAAGATGTAATTGCCGTAAATGCGTTGAACAGACCTGCACCGTTACAACTGAAAATGCATGAAACATATGCGTATAACAAATTATCAGGGAAAATTGACACAACAACACCATATTATAAATATACAAAAGAAACATATGGTACAATGTTGTATCAGGAACAGACTACAGAAGTTGCACAAAAAGTTGGGCATCTTACAGAGCAACAAAGTTTTGATATGTTAAAAATTATGAAAAAGCAAGAAAACCTTACGAAGCCAGAATATGTTCCAATCATTGAACAAATGAAAAAAGATTTTTACAAGGGTTGTAAATCTGAGGGACTGACAAAAGAACAAACAGATAGTATATGGGCGAGTATGCTTATCTATGGATTCAATAAGGGACATAGCACTGGATATGCGCTTATAAGTTTACAGCAGATGTTTTACAAAATCTATTACCCAACGGAATTCTGGTATGTAAAAATAAAATACGCTGGAAATGATTCAGATATTTACAAATACTCTGAGTGTGCTGTAAAGGATGGTGCAGTGGTAATGCTACCTCATGTCAATTACACAGCTAGAACAAGTATTCGTAAAATGGACGGAGAAAATGTTATACAGCAAGGTCTTAGTATTATTAAGGGTATCGGAGAAAAAGCCGCAGAAGCTATAGAAGAAGAGCGTAAAAAGGGTATATTCAAAGATTATGATGATTTCTACGATAGATGTAAGGGAAGGGCAGTAACAAGTAGAGTTATCGAGATTCTAAAAGAACAAGGTGCGCTGGAGTTCAAGAAACAAAAGTACTTGAGTCGGGTAGTCAAATATAACAGTACACTGATGGCGAGGTGATAACATGGTAATGGTTAAGTCGCAGAGACAAAAGGATAAGGAAGAGTGGGAAGAACTTAGAAAAATTAAAGAAGTAATGAAACAAGCGAAGGTAGAAGTAGTAAGAAATATGAATGTAGAAAATGAAAAAGAAATGGAAGGAAAACAAATGGAAGAAATTAAAATAAATGATAGCGTAAATCATCCGAGCCACTATGAAGGACACACAAGTATTGAATGTATTGATGCAATGATTCTGACATTCGGAGCAAAAAGAACAGCAGAATATTGTGTGCAAAATGCGTATAAATATATATGGAGACATGAAAATAAAAACGGTATAGAAGATTTGAAAAAAGCAGAGTGGTATCTTAATAAATTCGATGAACTTGTAACATGGTGTGAAACAAAGTTTTCTGCGGATGGAACAATCGAAACGAATTATCTGGAAATAGGACAGGTGTTGCGTGGAATGATTAAAACGGAAAGAAAGAAATATGAGGTGAACAAATGAAACAATTAAACAAAGAAGGAATTCTGAGATTATGTAATGAAATCGATAAAAAGGAAAAAGGTTCTGTATATAGTCTTGGAAGTAAATCGGATGCATTAAAAATTCCTAGATGGTCAACAGGACTTACAGACCTTGATAACATTATCGGAGGTGGTGTTCCATGTGGAAGAACGATAGAAATTTTTGGTGCTGAGAGTGCAGGAAAAACAACGCTTGCTTATCAGATGTGCGCTCAGCATGAAATGTGTTTAGATATTCCAATTGAAGGAACATTTGACTCAGAACGTGCAAAGCTGTTCGGAAACCGTCCGAAACAAATGCTGGTGTATAGAGCAAGATATGGAGAAAAGGCTTTTAATCGTGCAATTCGATTTGCAGAGGAAGGAATACCGTTAATTATTATTGACAGTGTGCCGTCATTACAGCCGAAGGATGATATCGACAAGATAAGAAAGGCAGTCAACACAGACAGTGAACAGGAAATGCGTATCGGTGGTGTTGCTAGACTTATGGACAAGTATTTACCAACACTTGAGGATGTAATAGAGCAAACTGGGACAACAGTTATTTTTATAAACCAGATTCGTGATAAAATGAACGCTTTGCCTTTTGGTGATAACATTCAAACACCAGGCGGTCATAAATTAAAACATAGTGCAAGTCTTAGAATACAGGTAGCACGAAAGGGATGGATTGAAATACCGAACCATAATCCATTCAATACAGAAGCGAAGGAAAGAATTGGTATCGTTATGAAAGTAAAAGTTGTAAAATCAAAAGTGTGTAATCCGATGCAGTCTTGTGAAATCCCTATGTTTTTTGAAAAGGGCTTCGTAGATTTTGCAGACTTAGATTCTACCAGAAAAGAAATTATGGAAGAACACAAAAAGAAGTATAAGGAAATGTTAGAGTAATGCATTTATATATTATAACGTTTTTGAGAACATACGAAAATAATAAAGTTGTAGAACGAGATTTTTATTGTTACGCCGAGACAAAACAAAAGGCAATCAATAGATTTTGTTCTACAACGGACATAAATAAATCTTTTATAAAAACAATTCGAGAGGTAGAATAATGGGGCTGATTGACGATATTAAAAAAGAAGCAGATAGAAACGGAACAAAGCTACAGAGTACGGAAGAACAAAAGATAGAACAATTATTGAACAGTTTGTTTTATTTGGATAAAAACATACCAGAAGAATTAAAGTTTTTGAAATCAGTTATGACAAGAGGTTCAGATACAACAGAAAGAAAAGGATTACATGCATCTGCTGTAATTGTATCTGATGATAAATTTTGTTATAGACAGCAAGTGTTATCATTATTTTATAAACAGTTACAAGGGGAACAAACAAAAGTAGGATTAAAAAGAATATTTGCTGAGGGTGATGCTATTCACGAAAAGTGGCAGAGGTTATTTATCAGAGGTGGATTGTGTGACCCGTTAGATTGTGATTACAGCCGTTTTGATGAAGATTTTGATTTATCCTATACCCCAGATATAATTTGTAAATTACCAGCAAATATGAGCCTCACAGAGCCATGTGACAAATGGGAAGAATATATTGTTGAGATTAAAAGTGTAAATACATACACATACAAAAGACAAAAGTATCATGCGTCTGGAAGAAAGCAATGTCAGTTGTATATGTATCTTACTGGAATACATAAAGGGATTGTTTTGTGTGACGATAAAAACACACAGGAATTTAAGGTGTACCGATATGATTATAACCCAGCAGAGATTGCGCCATATATTCGCAGACTTGAAAAAATACAGGAATATAAAGAGCAACTTGTTTTGAATAAAAAGTTAGTGCCAAGGATGCCGCAATGTTCTTGTTATGGAAGTAAAAAAGTGCAAGAATGTCCTATGCGTAATGTATGTTTTAGAAAATCAAAAGAAAGGATATAGAAAAAAAATGGAAATTGATAAAAGTACACCAGAATTATTAGAACGAGAGAAACTAAAGGTAACAGAAGCAGAGGTTGTTGTAAGAAGATGCAACACAGGTTTTTATTTTGAAATTAAATATAAAATGGTAAATGAAGAACATTATCACGTTGGTTTTGGTTCATGTAATTTGCATACAGTTATTAATTGGTTAGACACATGTTTTGAGTTTGTAAAGGACGAAGATTAAAATGATAATGTTAGAGAAAATCAGTTGTTTATTATGGAATCTGATTGTAATTTGTGCAGAAGTTGTTGGCTTTTTGTTTTTGGTAGTGTTTATTGGTTCATTGGTATTGTTGATTTATGCTGTTGTTGCGGCGTTTGTGGATGAAGCAAAGAAAAGATTTAAAAAATAAGTGTTGACTTTTTCTTTAAATTGATGTATTATAATATCAACAAGTAAATAGTATATCAAATTAGAAGGAGAAACAAAGATGAAGAAAAATATTATGACAGAAGAAATGAAAAAGGAAGTTATGACAGCAATGAGATACTATTATCTCAACACAGACGAAACAGAAGTAGGCACAAGTGATTATGATGAAATGACAGATATGTTAAACTCAGAACTTGACTATCTGGAAAATAAATATCAGCACAAACTTTCAATGACAGAATACCTTTTCTGTATGAAGAAAGCAAAGTATCTTGAAAGAGTAGAATAATGAGTAAATATTGTAAGGCATACGCACTCCGAGTAACCTATATAGATTGCTTAGAGTGCGAAACAAAAGAATGTAAACAGAAAGGAGATAACATGGTAAAACGTTATCTTATGTTAGAACCAGGTCAGGAAGTTTTTCTTGTGTTTGCAAGTAAGCGTGAAAAATACGATGATAATGTTGTTTGCAAATGTGTTGTAAAATATGCAACAGTATATGGAGAAACAACGGTATACACATTAAGATTAAAAAGTATTGTAGCAGGAAAAAGAAGGGAACATGAAGTTCGATTTTGGGTGAATACATTCATGTGTGAAAACAGTAACATTGATACAGGGACAAGAAACAAACCAAACAGATACCCTGTATTTACAACGAAGGAGAAATGTTTACAATGGCTAAAAGGTTGAACTGTGCAACGTGTATTTATTTGAATATGCATAAGAAAGAATTTTCAGAGAATGGACATAATTATAGATACGGTTGCGGTATTGCAGAAAACGGCTATTTACCATTTTGGTTATGTGAAAATAGAAATGATATAGAATTGACAACAGGCGGATGTAGTAACCACAAATCAACGTTAGGTCTTGGCACAATGTTCAGATTCTTTACAGACACGAGTAAACAAAGCAAACAAATATGCCAATATTGTGGAAGAGTGGATGGAAAGAGATTGATATGGAATCAGACATATCATGTATATAAGCTGGTAAAATCTGAGTGGTTTTTGAGACATAGAAAACAAATACAGATTTTACCAGAGAAAACAATAATACACGGTTGTATTGTAACAACAAAAGAAGAAAAACAAAAGTTCCATAGAAACATGGCAAGAGCGAGAAAGGAGAACTATTTAAAACAATGTCAAAAATTGTAATAGGCATTGACCAGAGTTACGCACGGACAGGTGTAACAATATTGAAAGATAAGAAAATATTAAAAATGCACTCAGTAAATTTTGATGGATGCAAAACAAATACAGAAAAGCGTAAACATTTAAAAAACTATCTGGAAAGTCTTTTTGATAACTATAATCTTGATAATGTTACAGTAATAACTGAGCGCATTAGATTACGTTCACAAGGATTTCTTTCCGAAGCCTATATCAAGTCAACAGGTGCATTGATTGCAACTATTATAGATGTATTTGCAACATATGACATTCCAGTGTATAGTGTAGACACTAGGTCGTGGAAGAGCCAAATAGTAGGTAATAGTAAACCATTAGAGAACTCATATGGAATCAATAAAGAGAAATATCGTACAATCCTGTATTTGCGTGATAAAGGGCTTTTAAAATATATAGCAGAGCCTTATAAGGGTAGAGGTGAAAAAGGCGTAATAAAGGTCAAAATAGACGGTCAGAGAGTACCTTGTAAAATCAATGATGATTTGGCAGATTCATATTGTATTGCAATGTATGGGTTTTTGCCAAAGACAAAACAAAAATTAAAAGAAGAAAAGTTTTAAAATGGGAACACGTTTGTGTTCCTTTTTTGTTGACAAAACAAAACAAATGGTATATTATAGTAATTGTAAATAAGGTATAACAAACAAAGAGGTAGTGAAGAAGATGAAAAGAACAACAACAAATAATGATGTAAATATTAGTTTTAATTCAATAGCAGAAGTAGTAAATTATATTGATACAGTAGAAAGAACACCATTCTATAAAAGTTACCATAAATCAGATGATTATAATTATAATTTTAGGGGTACACATTCAATGGAAGAAGCAAGAGAGCTTTTATTACATGGTTGGGATGATGGGACAAAACAGTTAAAAGATAAATTGGATGCAAAAGTCAATGTAAATAATATTGGATATAGGAACAAAACATTTTATGACGTTGCAGGATTTCAGTGTAGTGTTCCAAGATATTTACAAGGTATTCCAACAAATATGATAAATAATAAAAGAGTAGTGAAAAAACAAAAGGTTGTAAATATAACAAAAGATTTTGGTTATAGTGGTATAACATCAAAGGAAACAATGATGTATGAAAGTATAAAGTTTTTACAAGCTGTAGAAAAACTTGAACAACAGGGTGTGCGTTGTAATGTTTTTGTTAGTTTTGTTTCAAGAAATCCTAGCACTAATGGATATATTGATATCAGAATAAAAGTAAAAGAAAGTTCACAGCGTATGAATTTAAAGCAACTTGCATTTCCATTAGCACACCCAAGTATGTTCAGAAGAATAGCTTTTGCTTTAATTGAACGATTAGAAGATTGCAAAGATTTTGGAATGGGATATGGAAAATGCACAGAATGGGAGACTGTAAAACATCTATACAAGGGCGAATACTATGTTCCAAGAAATGTCAAGGAGGAAGAAATAACAGATATAGAAAAATATAAGGTGCGTTAATCCGCACCTTTTTAAAATTTGTTGTTGACATTTGTTTTAGTCTATGTTATTATAATTACAGAAACAAGATAACAAAACAAAAACAAATGTGAAGGAGAAAATAAAATGATGAAAACGAGAGAATTTGAAAGTGTAAAACTTAATAAGGTAACAAACAAAATTGAATGTGCAACAATCACTGATTTTGGTATAGTAGTAATTAAAAGAACACCAAGAAGACATACAGCAGAAATCAGAGGAGAAATGTTAAAAGGCATTTACAGTTTTGAAATTCAAGGTATCATGTATTGTTACAAAGTTGTAGATTGCAATGGAAACATGGAACAGTATAGAGAACCAGAAGATTTCAGAAGTGAAGATAGGACAACAAATATGGTAAGAAAGTCTGGAAGACATGAAGTAAACAAAGACAAAACAGTTCTTACTATTCCAGAAGTTAAACCTGTAAAAGTAAAACCTGTTGAAGAAAAGAAAGAAGAAACACAGGAAGTAAAACATAGTCAATATGAAACAATTAAGGCTTGTATTGAGAACGATATTCCAGTGTACTTAGCTGGCTCGGCAGGAAGTGGTAAGAACTACACACTGGAACAAATCAGTTGGGACTTAGGACTTGAGTTTTACTTTACGAACTCAGTACAGCAGGAATACAAACTGACAGGCTTTATTGATGCAGGTGGCGTCTACCATGAAACAGAATTTTATAAAGCATTTAAAAATGGTGGTATCTTTTTCCTTGACGAAATGGATGCATCAATTCCAGAAGTATTAGTTTTACTCAATGCGGCAATTGCAAATAGATACTTCGAGTTCCCGAATGGAAAAATCACAGCCCACAAAAATTTCCGTGTTGTAGCCGCAGGTAACACTGTTGGAAGTGGTGCTGATGATATGTATACAGGAAGACTTGTATTAGACCAAGCTACCCTTGATAGATTTGCAATTATTGATTTTGATTATGACAGAAACATTGAAATGCATATCGCAAAAGGAAATACAGACCTCGTAGATTTCATTGAAAATCTGAGAACACAAGCTAATATGAATGGTATCAGAGCAACATTCTCTTACAGATGCATTGGAATGGTAACAAAGTTGGAAAAGACGGGCTTACCACTTGAACAGATTCTGAGAATTGCAGTGTTCAAGGGAATGACAAAAGATACTATCAATTGCTTTGTAGCTTGTGGAAATAAATACAGTGATGCATTAAGAAAAATTAAGGTAGCCTAAAAAGCTACCTTTTCTTATAGCTTCTACAGCTTGTATTTTAAGTTTCTAGCGTGTTTATATAGTTCAGTGATAAAAGTATAGGCTAAAGTTATAAAATGGCTTAAATCGTCAAATAGGAGGCTACAGCATGGAATGTAATATAATGGGATGTGAAAGAAAGATTATAAAGAAACCATGTTATAAAACAAAGTATAAAAACATTGTTATTGTAAAATTGAAAGATAGTTGCTATTCTATTACACACTATCAGACTGGTGTTGCGATTGAATATACTAGATACACTTCAAAACAAAAAGGAATAAAACAAATAAATTTTTAAAGTATAAA